TAGAAGGTGGAATGACTTGGGTGTCACCAAAATACAAAAGGAATGCTGGAAAATACGTAGGTCCTGGTGGTAAGGAAATGGGAGAAGATCCTGATTTTGACCCCTCTACTTATGACGACTCAAACTCAACAAGATTCAGATTCAGAACAGGATCTATCTTGGACGAAACACAGAGAATTGTAGAAAGTCAGCCGGCGGGTGCAAAAAGATTTGAACATGTAGGAAATGCCATAGATCAAGTAAGTAAAGTATTCAGTGATGGATACAAAGAAATGACGAAAGGTTCGAGAGTAATTTCGTATGTAGGTGAAATTGGAAATGAGGTAGGTGCAGAATATTGTAGGGTCTTTACCAAAGATACTCCATTCCTACAGTATAACGATTTACAGAAGACTGATGGTATGACAACTGAGGGACGTAGATTCTCTTATTCGGTGTTCGATAAAACATACAACCTGAACATTGCTCCAAACAGAAGAAACGGGGGACAAGACTCAAGTAATCTTATTGGTGGTGCTAATGGGGCTTATGCAAAGAAATATATGTTCTCGATTGAGAACTTGGCGTGGAGAACATCGAAAATGTTCGAAGATCTTGCGGATTGTGAGAAAGGGCCTAATGGAGGTAGAGTAATGTGGTTCCCTCCTTATGGTTTAACTGTTAATGAAAATGTAAGTACAGGTTGGAACACATCTGAGTTCTTAGGAAGACCTGAACCAATTTACACCTATAAATCGACACAAAGAACAGGTACACTCTCGTGGAAGATTATTGTTGACCACCCATCAGTTCTTAACGTTATCGTTAACAAAGTATTAAAAGATCAGACGAAGAAGAACATCATTGATGGGTTAATCAATTCATTCATGGCGGGATGTACAAAGTACGACCTTTATGAACTCGCTAAAAAATATGCAACAATCAATAGATCGGATTTGTATGAGATACAAAGGATGTTGACAAATCCTACTGTTACCAAAGAAGAAATATTAGAGGCAAATGCTCAATTGAACGTAGGTATACCGGCACCCACAAATAAAACCAATCCTTCACCTGAACAAAAAGACACCACACCAAGTTTAGATCAATACAAAAACTCCGCAGTGTATTTTGAAAATGATATCCCTAAAAAAGGGGCTGTTGGAAGTTATGGTGGTTATTATACAACTTATGTTTCTCCAACAAACCAAGCAACATACACAAAAAACGCTACCGGTCCGAACGGAAAAAAAGATACAAGTGCTACCCAACAAGTACAAAACATGTTTAGTAGCGGGGTTATTGAAAGCTTCAAAAAATTGAATAATACCTCAACATTCTACAATGAACTCAAGAAGATATTAGATGATGGTTATAGTGTTGTAATAGATATTGAAGGAGGAGCGTCTGCACCTGCAACAGCCAATTATAACAACGAATTAGGACAAAGACGAGGTCAATCCTTGGTTGAGTATTACAAAGAGACGGATCTTAAGAAATACATTACAGATAAAAAAACATTAACATTTAACATCAGATCAGTAGGTGAGCAAGGAACAACAGATGCTGGAGGTGCACCACAAGCGGGTGTGACTAACGTTCAAACTTTGGGTACAAATCAAATCAATTGTACAAGTGGTAAGGGTGACGTTGGTGATAAAGATATCTATACAAGGAACGCAATGGCTTGTAGAAGGGCCAAGATAACAAACATAAGAGTAGTTCCTAAACCTTCAGATCCACAACAAAACATCACAACAACCCAAACTATATCTGCGGCGGTGCCAGCGGGACAAGCTCCACAGGCAATCCAAGGATCGTCACAAACAAATGTACAGGGACCTGTAGAGACAGTTACCGAGGTTCAACGAGATAATATAACGAAGAGAGTGTTAAGGAAATTCTTAACAGAGTGTGATTACTTTGAGGTTATCAAAGAAGAGACACCCATGGTTTATGATAACCTGAAAGACAAATTACAATTCTTTGATCCTGCGTTCCACTCGATGACACCTGAAGGACTTAACTCAAGATTGACGTTTTTACAACAATGTATGAGACCAGGGGAATCAATTCCTACGATCAAAGAAGTTAATGGTCAAACAACGATACAGTACGACCAAGCGATGAATACAGCTTTTGGGGCACCCCCAATCCTCATATTGAGAGTTGGTGATTTTTACAATATTAAAATTGCACCAACAAGTCTAGGAATCACGTACGAGCCTCTATTAGATATAAATCCTGAAGGTATTGGAGTTCAACCTATGATTGCTAACATTACCTTAGGATTCAACTTCTTAGGTGGTGCTGGATTAAAAGAACCTGTTGACAAACTACAAAACGCCCTTTCATTCAATTACTACGCAAATACAGAGATTTACGACGAAAGAGCAGATGCTACCGATATAGAAAGTGCTCAAGCCCTTGATGCTGAGTTTATTAAATCAGTACAGGCTAATGAGACGTTGAATAACCTTAATGCGGTTAACAGTAATGATGCTTATAACGGAAAAGGTAATAGTGAAACTATTGGTGTAATAACAAGGAGAGCAATAAACGATTCACAATTAGATACAGGAGATATCAATTACAAAGATATTATGAATGTGCTTTTGGATTCATCTCAAACATTCTTTACAAACACAATCAATCAGTCTAAGACTATTGTAAGTCAATATGGTGGAGTTATGTTACAACAATGGGGATATCAGAGGTATTATATGGAGGGACTTATCAATTCGGATGGAGTTACTGCTAATAACTTAATTGGTAAATCTCAGAATATTGAGAAGAGGATGAATAAGTTTTTCACTGATTATGAAACAAGTATTAATAATGGGTCCAATGGTTTTATAAATTACTTAGAAAGTACGAACTTTAACTTCTCTAATAAATTGATAAGGGTTGTTAAGAAAAATTTTGCTTCTTATATCAACGAAAGAAGATCAAATTATTACAACTCTATCACTAAGATAATACAAGAGACAACACAACAACAATTGAATCTCACTGCTATTCTGAACAGACTGAATGTTTTATATCAGGACAGTGGTACGTTCCTATATGATGGTTATGCTCTCCAAAACGGAACAATAAAAATGTATCAATGTGCCTCTACTACAGAAGTTGACCCATCAAGTCAGAACCCACCAAACACAAATACCTACATAGAAATGCAAAACGACATAACAAAAGTCGCAGTTGCTCTAAAAAGTTTCAATGAAAAAATTGCAACGGATTATTCTTACAACATAACCGCAGGATCAATCAAAGGTAGTGTAATTAAAAACGGATTAAATAATCAAGGAGGATTAGAAACCAATGTATTCGAAGCACTTACAAACCCACAAAATCCTGTAGGATCAGGATTCTTTTGGAATGAGAATGGTGTTACAAACAAAATAGGTTACATGATTATGAATAATGTGATTCTTGATGATAAGGAATACCAAAACTTCAGATCAAAAATCTTGAACGACATTGTAAACAAAGCAGAGCTTAAAGGGGACGGTAATCAAGAAATTGCTAGAGTTTTTGACGACTATTGGAAGGATAAAATAAAACCTTTATATCAAGCAGAAACAAAGGCAACACAGACGTTGATTGAAAAATTCGAAAAAGAAAAAGTAGCTGACTTTATGAAGTTTACGCCTTATACTAAGAATAAACCAAGGAAGTTCGTGTTCACACAATTGACATCTCCTACAGAAAACCAAAAAAATTCTATTAAGAACTTAGGGAAGACTGTCAATACAAATACAAGTAATAAAACTTGGAACGACAAAGTTAAATTTAACTAATGGGAGGGCAGTATTATAATAGGTATCAGGAGTTTCTCATCAATGGTGAGCAAACAGTTGTGCCTTTTGTTACAATACCAAATAAACCATCAGATAAGGTTCATATCTATAAGGTTAATAGAAGTAGACTTGATAAAGTATCTGAGGAATATTATGGGTCACCATATTTCGGATGGTTAATTCTACAAGCCAATCCACAGTTTGGTGGGTTAGAACAGAACATTTTTGATGGTGCTTTCTTGGTTGTTCCATACCCATTGATTACTTCACTACAGGATTATAAAGCGGCTTTGGATAACCATTTCTTATATTATGGCAGGTAACAGTATATTCACAGGACAAGACGGAAACATCTATGTTGATTTTGACGTTCAAAACTTTATTGTGGTTGATCCTAATAAGATCGTTGATAAGAAGGGAAAAATCCAAGAGAGATCGGTTGCCCAAGAAAATCTTGTTATGTATGCCAATTTGGAAACGAAACTTCTCCCGAGAACAAAACTTGCGGTAGGACAAACTATACAGGATCAGATTACCACTGTTTCAATAGCGGAAATAAATTTCATGAAGCCTGGTGGTCAGAAGTACCTCACAAACGATTATACAAATGAGATTACGGGTCAGGGTATTTTGAACAAGGGTACAACCAATAAATCTTCAGCATCATTCACACCATCGACAGGACAAAAACCTTTTGCTAATGTACAAGCTGGTTTACCAACACAAAATCAAAACGATACTGGACTACTTGGTATAACATCTATAAATTGTAAGATAGATACATCATTCGTTCCACAAGTAACTATTGAGTTAGAGGATGTACAAGGAAGGGCTTTATTTGAAAAAGGTGATTTATCCCCATACGCAGCATTCTTTCAGTTACCGTATCCGCCATTTTACCTTACACTTAAAGGATTCTATGGGCAGGCCATTAGATATCAACTAAATCTAATATCTTTCAATGCTAGGTTTAATACCTATTCAGGTAACTACCAAGTTACTTTACAGTTCTATGGGTACAAATTCAACATTTTGAATGAGATATCAATACAGTCGATACTGGCAGTACCTCACATGTATTCTACACAATATACAATAAGTAAACCATTATCTGACAGTACAAAATCAGCATCACTGACACAGATTGAGGAAGGTGGTACCGCAAAAATACACGAAGTCTATAGGGATTATAAACAGAAGGGATTGATACCAATGGATTTCCCTGAGTTGGCTGTTGATGAGTTATTGAACAGATTAGAGATGTTTGAAACTAATTTAATGAATTCATGGACCAAGGAAGATGTGTCTTCTTTAACAGAAAGTGTGAATTTCAAAAACAGTTTGAATGCCTTTCAAGGTGAAATTCTCACTAACAAAGATTCATGGTTCGAAGTCAATTGTGATAAAGAAAAGGCGTTGGTGGTTAAGGGAGGGGGAGAGGCTTTATATCCACTGAAAAAGACAGTCAAAGATGGTGCGAATAGTGCTGGTGAAAGTACAAAACAGAAAGCGGATGCGAGTTTGAAGGCAAAGGTACAGAGTAATAATGACATACTTGCTAGTAATTCAGTTTTTGGATCGGAAGGAGCTAAGGATAAAAACCTCGAAGTTAAAAGTACTATCACATATGAAAACATGTTTGTTGAAATTGAACCAAATTCAATAGACTTTGTTGCAACTTTCAAAATAAGAAACAAAACAGATAGAACTCCAACCCCATCTGAAGATGCAAACATAAGGTCTCAGATTGCCACTGAGCTGATTTCTAATATAGAATTGTCTGATCAATCACAAGAAAAAAATGACAAGATAAAACTCTATGTTTTCGAAGGTAAAAATAGATTCACGGGGTTAATAAATAAAATGTTAGAAACCCTAAACTCTAAGGCTCAAGCAGAAGAAGAAAGAATTACTGCTGTTTTGGCTGCAAAACTAGAAGACAAGGCACAAGGTATAGGCTTCAGACCATCAATAAGAAATATTATAACAGTTCTGATGGCATCTACCGAAGCTTTTATCAGAATTATGGATGATGTCCACAAAAAAGCGTGGGACAAAAGAGATGATCCTGACAGAAAAAAAGCCGTGATGAAGTTCCCATCTTCAGACATGAAAGACAATGTTCCTGTCGATCCGATGGCACTGATGAATAATTCCATTTATGCTAACTCACAACAACCAATATATCCTTGGCCACAATACTTCGTTCAGGATGATAAAAATCCTGACAGGTTTGTTATTCAATACCCAGGTGATCGAAGTGTAGTTGATTCTACAAAGGCTTTCGATTATTCAAAATGGCCTGAAGTACAATTCGTAGAGGAGTTTGTTAAGGCTTCAACAGAAAAAGGACCACAAGTTCAAGACAACACACAGAAAGATAATGAAGATCAGGAGATCAACAGACTAACTCTGAATGGTATTGAATTCCCACAAACTAATATTCCTTACTTTACAAAAGAGGAAGTTAAGTTCTTCTTCGAAATATGGGAAAGGACATACGTTAACTCACATTATAATAGATTCCAAAGAGGAGGTAACGTAAAGGAGATTTATGAAACAATAGGAAGAAACGAAGCTGACAATATTATCACCGCTTTGGGGGTATCGTCGCCATTTTTGATTCAGAAACTCAAAAATTACGGATTCAATTTCCAAAACTTCTTAGGAGTTTTATCTCACATTTCTAATCAGGGTACCGGACCATCCATACAAAAATTGATTCGTGATATTTTTGCAACACCATATATCCAAAATGAAGTTGATAGACCATTCGAAATATATGATTCAAGTACTATAGATGGTGCAAGTTCAACAGTCACAAGAGGATTGACACAAACAGATCTAACTAATTTTAACTCTTTAATTAAAACAAACGTCCAACCAGATTTTTGTGACACGTATCCATTTACAAGCGCGATTTGGAATCAAACAAATTTAGAAACAAGCGCGAAGGCGGCTCAAGGTCTATTCTATAATACTAAGACAACTCTTTTTGTTAATGGTGATAAAAAAGTTATTTCCAACTACATTGAAAGTACAACGAAAGAAACGATCAGACCTGTCACAAGTTTTGCCTATAAAAACTTCACTCAGCCAGTAGTTCCACAGAACAACTTGAATATATTTTATCAATTCAGAGACAAACCTTCACAGTTTTTGTCAACAGAAGGGTATTGTGTTGGATTAAGTGGATCAGGATTTGCAACACAGACGACATCAATATTGAATACACCATATTTTGTAAACGCATTACAGAATGGAGTTCAAGAATGGCAGTCAGGTAACAAATACCCATATGTACAAGGAGCATACCTTTTAGTGAATTCTTTACCCTTATCCACATTAAGAGGTACATACAAAAATAAGGGAGAAGTTGAAAGTTTAGACTACATAGCTTCTTCGATAAAAAGATTCGGAGGTATACACAAATTACCATATGCGTGGATCCTCAAATTGGGTTCTGTTTATCACAGATATAAAAAATTTGTTAATGACAATGTTGATATTTTAGATACATGTTGGAAAGATTTTGATTATGTACAAAACTTTGACCCGATAACATTCAGAGAGGATAAAGTTTATAGCCTTTCTTTTGCTTCTGGTACTACCTCACAAGTCTACTTACAAGGATACTATTATAATCCACCCCTTCCACCACCAGCAATATCTTTAAGTTTTACAAGCCAAACTATTCAATCGGGATTTTATCCGAAACTGATCAATGACATGAACGTTTTCTTGAACGGCAAACCATGTTTTTCAACTTACTCAGATGAGGAGATACAATTATATGTTGATTCAACAATGAGAGTTGGTAACATAGCGGAATCCAACGTGGATCAAGTTTTCGTTTCGGGTGGTACACCTTTGAACATATTCAGAATGAACCCTTGGACAACAACTATCAAGAACACCTCAACTGGTTCATATTACACGTCACCCTCATTCGGAACAATTTATAATCAAGTACCGTATTCAATATTTGACTCCGTGACAACTCAAGGATCTTATGTTGCAAACAGAAATATTTTGAGTAATCCTGCAATATACAACGGATCAGTAAGATGTTTTTGGGGGGCTTCTAATTACGGATATTTTGATGTAACTAGAAATCCGAAACCTAACCCATCAGAATATATTACATTAGTAGAACCTGAAGGTGAGGTTTATCCTATGAGTTTAGGATTTGGATATTCTAGTATTGAAGACATTTTTGCGGTTTTCAATAAGGAACAACTGGACGTGATGGAGCAGAAGTTCTTGGACTTCAGTAGATCCGTATATGACATCAACCCTAAAGTTGGGCCTGGACAACCACAGATAACAATCAATGTTGATACAAATGATCCGAATAGATATTTGAAAAACTTTCAGTTGATGGTGAGAGAATTTTTCGAAATCAATGCACCACAGGCTGGACAAAGTACACAGGATTACCTCAAGAGTGCCATCAGTCAACAATTTGGTAACATCATAACAATCCTGAATAATTTCATGGAATATGATGTTGTGGTTAAGATGGGTAATCCATCTAACTACAATAGGAAATTGTTCGATAGTTTTAACCCTGACTACGAAACAGGATATGAGTTTGTTGACAACACAACCTCACAAACAAATACAACCGTCGGATTTAAATTGGTGGACCCGTTCAAGTTTGAAACATACATTCCTGGAACTCTACCAACCAGTGGAGGGACAACCACACTCGCCGCATCATACCAAACAAACACTGAAGCATGGAAAGAACTGTTGACACAGATGGGACCATCTACAATCCCAAGAATGATACCCACAAGTAACGGTTCTTACATAACGGATTTCTTTGTTGATAATAATATTAGATTCAATAAGAATAACGTACAAATTTGTGCTCCCCTAATTAGGATATATGCAACTCAAAAACTTAAGAATCCATCACTCAATGGAGAAAGTTTCAAAAACTTAGTTCAAAACTATTCTGAACAAATGTTGGAGTATCATGAAAACGTATTCAATAATTTATTCCAAAATCTTCAGAAAGGTTTACCAAGTGTTTCATATCCTGTTGAGGGTAAGATAACTAGTGCAATCACAGGGGATTTGATCAAGGCTCAATTATATGAGAACTTCAAAGCAATCAATGACAAATGGATTGCAGGAAACGCCTACAATGAAGAGACACTTCTTCAAGATTTCTTATTTGTTGACAGAGCATCTAGGAACGTTGGAGACAGTATATTGGTAGATATTTTTTCAGTTAAGAATAGATTGAGAAACTTAAATGTGGATGCGAGTGTTTACACCATGATATCAGGAATATTGGTTGAAAACAATTTCTCTGTAATGCCACTACCGGCATATGTAAACTTCTATAATATTCAGACACCTGATGGAAAAAATCCTGTCCCTAAGACTGAGAACTCCGCAGATTTTGCGAACAATCTTTGGGGGACATTCTTAAGTGTTGATTATAGAAACTCTCAACCTAAGTTGGTATGTTTCTATTCTGAGAAACCTTCCAACTATCCCGATTTAGGTAGAAACCAAGACTTCAGATACAAAAACGACGGATTCAATTGTAACAGTGTAACCAGTAACCCACTTATCACAAATGATGGAGATAAAACTAACTACGCTTTATCAAACAGATGTGTTGGATTCAATGTTGATATGGGTATCAGAAATCAAAACGTTTTCACATCTTTTTCTGTATCACAAGATATTGGTAAGGCAACTTCTGAAAGTTTGATTGCCGTAAACAACTTGGCAAACCAAGCCTCAGGTAGGGACGTTGCATCTTCGAATGTGTCATTACTCAACATATACAATGAGAGAAGTTATGCTTGTAATGTTGTTAGTTTAGGTAACGCATTGATACAACCAACAATGTATTTCTGTTTGAATCACGTTCCCATGTTCAATGGGGCATATTTGATTACATCAGTTGAACATACGATTACACCAGGTGTTTTCCAAACATCCTTCACTGGAGTTAGACAACGTGTATTTGCAAGTATCAGACCGAATAACTATCTAATAAGTTTGAATAAGAACTTGTTACAAAAGTTGGTAACCACAGACTTGAAAACAGCCACAGTTAAACCTAACGTGGGTGATATCAATCAAACAAGTAAGAAAGCCAACGATGCTCAAAACAGTTGCCAAGAATCTGTAACATCAGGAGTTACAAGATACCAAAAGGGTTACACTGCAATTGCAGCAAATGAGACTACGGTTACCTTACAATCTTTTGTTAGTGCCCTTAGTACAAATTTACAAAGTTCGTCTTCAGACCAAAAACTTAGATCACAACTTGCGATGGCGGTTTTCGTGTTCAGTTATGTTTCTTCAGCGGCATCAGAACAAATGAAATCATTTGGAAACAACTATACTAACGTAAACTTACAAATAGATTGGGGTCCTAAGTCTGATGTATATTTTGAGAAACAATTCTGTTGTGTGAATATAGGAACAGATAAAGGTAATCAATCTAAACCTTTTGCAAGATTTGATAGTTTGGAAAAGTTCATAAAATTTATGTGTGATAGTTTGGATCAATCTTGTGTAAACAATCAGTTTGTAACAGTGTCTGCGAATTCTTTCATACCTACGGTTGATTCAATGTATAACTATTATAAAAGAGTTTGGCCAAGAATTAGAAATGAACAACAACAAAAAGATTTTGAGACCAACCAAGGTAAAGAAGTCAAAGCGAAGATATCTGAGGCGTTGGATAAAATCGGAGTATTATTCCCAACGGCAGGAATCCCATTTGTATCAACAACAAATCAGACAACACCAAATCCGGCAACACCAAATCCGACACCAACCCCTTTAGGGCAACAAGTCAATCCAAATCTTACACCTAACGCCCCTGACAGAACAATATTCTCAAATGCTAGAATACCAGGTTCAGGTACAATATATGTTCTGAGACCATCGGTTCTTGCAGATGGTAAATTGAAAGTGAGAGGTGGAATTGGTCCGGATTTATTGAGTAAAGATTATGAGGTGGACATATATCTAATTGTATTGAACGGGATGGGTACCCAAATAAAGATAGGATCTAGTATATTAAAAAAAGGTGACAATAATATAAATTCTTTTGAGTTTATAACACCAAAATCATTCACAAGAGAATTAGATACTGCTGCAGGATCTACAACAAGTAATAACTCAAGGGAAGTTGGATTTACATTCAAGATAAAAGAATATCCTGAATACCAATTTGGGACGGTTAAGGTAGTGTTACCTTATGAGTGTCCAGGTGAAAGTTATAGAATATATGATTTGGTTGAAGAATCGGTGTACAAATCTATATTAGAGGACCCATGCGGAGAGTGTTATCCTAATGGAACGAATGGTCAAGAAATAATTCTCTACGGTAAAAAATGTACATAATCGTATTTGCAGTATATTTATAAAGAAAAAGTATGAATATTAAATTAGCCTTAGACAATTACTTAGGTAAATCAGCCAGATATTCTGAAATGGATAATGGTGATGGTACCAAGCAAGTTTGTGACTTGGATACTGGTGATTGTTACACAATTCGTATGAAAGACGGACTTATCGAAAGGGTTGATAATACCATGACGATAAATAAAAAAGTTAGAGTTGAAACACCACACGGTGTCAAACAACTATTAAATGGGTAAAAAATGAGCTTAGATAAGAAAATTTTAGCTGAGATTGAAAAGTACAATAAAGTAAATAAGTACATAATGGAACAGGATGCGGCTGTGGCTCCACCTGTACCGGCAGATCCAGCGGCGGCACCAGCACCCGAAGCAGCACCTGCACCAGCACCAACTCCTGAAAAGATCGATGTTGAATCAGATCCTGATGTAGAGAAAGTAGATATGGAGGGTAAAAGCCAAGAGGGCGACGCAGGAACTGAAGAATTAGATATCACTGAGTTGGTTGACTCACAGAAAAAAATCGAGACTAAGCAAGACGATTATTTCGATAACCTCTTCAAACAATTGGGGTCATTAGAGCAGAAACTTTCTGAGATGGATAGTATCATGGCGAGATTGAACTCAATTGAAAATAAGATTGAAAAATATAGAACTAAAACTCCTGAAGAAAGACTTGAACTCAGAAGTTATGATTCTTATCCTTTCAATCAGAAATTATCACAATTCTTCGACGAAAAAGAAGAAGAGATGGAAAAGACGGGTAAAAGAGACTATGTTTTGACACCCGATGATGTAACAGACATCAATCCTTCAGAAATAAAGGATACATTCCAACCAAAACCAGATAACGTAAAAGATTTCGGTTACTAAGAGAATACACATATAAAAGGGGGATTAGGAAACTAATCCCTTTTTTATTTGACAGATGGACTATGTTCAACTATATTTGACATATATTAATTAACACTTTAAAACAGAGTAATCATGAGTGCATTAGATGCCGTATTGGCGCAGTACGAAAAAAACAAACAGTCATCGGGCGGGGCCCAATCTAAGATGTCACAAGAAGAGAGAATGAAGAAATACTTCGCTCTTATTCTTGAAGAAAAAGAAAGTTCAGGACAGAGAAGAATTAGAATTCTTCCTACTCCTGATGGATCATCACCATTCAAAGAGGCTTGGTATCACGAGATCCAAGTAGGTGGTAAATGGCAAAAGTTTTACGATCCAGGAAAGAACGACAACGAACGTTCTCCATTGAATGAAGTTTACGAAGAACTTATCTCTACAGGTAAGGAGTCAGACAAAGAATTGGCAAAACAATATAAGTCACGTAAATTCTATATTGTAAAAGTTATCGATCGCGATAAAGAAGAAGAAGGACCAAAGTTCTGGCGTTTCAAACACAACTATAAGAACGAAGGTATCTTGGATAAAATTATTCCTATTTGGAGAAACAAAGGTGATATCACAGATCCTGAGAAAGGTCGTGATTTGATCATCGAGTTGACAAAATCCAAAACACCTAAGGGTAAAGAATATACCACAGTATCAACTATCATGTACGATGACCCATGTCCTGTACACACAGACAAAGACGTAATGAATCAGTGGGTTTCTGATGATTTGACTTGGCAAGATGTATATTCCAAAAAACCTGTTGAATACCTTGAAGCAATTGCACGTGGTGAAGTTCCACGTTGGGATTCTGAAAAAGGTGGATACGTTTACGGAAACGATGAAGAAGCAACAACTTCATTGGGTGGTACCAAATCTACTTCATATGTAGATCCACAAGCAGATGCTGATGTTGATGGTGACTTACCATTCTAATTTATATCATGTTCCCGACAGAAATGTCGGGAACATATTTTAATACAATAATATGGCGATCAAGAAAAACGATTTTAGTAATTTAAAAAAGAAGTATTCTACTTCTGCAAAATACAAACCACAAAGGTTCTTGGATTTGGGTGCAGACTTTTTGGATGCAGTTGGACTTCCCGGTCCCGCAGTTGGACATATCAATATGTTCTTAGGTCATTCAGATACAGGTAAAACTACTGCAGCGATTAAAGCAGCGGTTGATGCACAGAAAAAAGAGATCCTACCTGTATTCATCATCACCGAACAAAAGTGGAGTTTCGATCATGCAAAACTGATGGGATTTCAATGTGAGGAAGTTGTCGATAAGGAAACGGGAGAATTGGATTGGGATGGGTTTTTCTTGTTCAACAACAACTTCAGTTATATCGAACAAATCACAGATTATATCAATGAGCTCTTGGATGCACAAGAAAAAGGTGAATTGAACTACAGTTTGTGTTTCATATGGGATTCTGTTGGATCAGTACCATGTAAGATGACTTACGAAGGTAAAGGTGGTAAACAACACAATGCATCTGTACTTTCAGATAAGATTGGTATGGGTATCAACCAAAGAATTTCAGGATCGAGAAAGGCAGACACAGAATACGAAAATACTCTCATCATTATCAACCAACCTTGGGTTGAACTACCTGATAATCCTTTCGGACAACCGAAGATTAAAGCTAAAGGTGGCGAATCAGTTTGGTTGAACTCATCATTGGTATTTCTATTCGGAAACCAAAAAGGTGCGGGTACAACAAAAATTACAGCAACTAAAGACAAACGTTCAGTTAAGTTTGCGGTTAGAAGTAAAGTATCCGTTATGAAAAATCACATCAACGGACTTGGATTTGACGATGGTAAAATTATTGTAACACCACACGGTTTCTTAGCAGGTAAAGATTCAACGGAAGAAAAAGCATCTATTGAAACCTACAAGAAAGAATATGCTGACTATTGGAAAGATATCATCGGAGCTGAAGGTGATTTCACACTTACAGAAGAAAAAGAAGATTGATTGTTCACCCTTAAATTGAATATGTGACAAAGACATTGTTGGTGGATGGGGACAACCTATTCAAGATTGGATTCCACGGGGTCAAAGAACTCTTTTACGACGGTAATCACATTGGTGGGGTGTATCACTTCATTAATACCCTCAGACGATTCTTGGAGGAGCAGGAGTACGATAAGGTCGTAGTCTTTTGGGATGGTGACTCAAACTCCTCAGCTAGAAAAAGAATTTACCCTGAATACAAGGCGAACAGAAGGGTAAACATGAATGAATACAAATACGAATCTTACTTAACACAAAAAAGTAGAGTTAAACAGTATTTGGAGGAGGTGTTCGTTCGACAAGTCGAGATGAAAGATAATGAGGCAGATGATCTCATTGCCTACTACTGTAAAGTGGCGACCCAAGAAACTATTACCATATTCTCAGCCGACAAAGACTTAACACAACTCATAAGTCCACAAGTTTCAATTTATTCTCCAATAACAAAACAAGTTCACACGTTTGGAACTAAAATCAAATTCAAAGATATTGAAGTACCACATGAAAATGTTTTGACTTGTAAAATCCTGATGGGAGACAAGTCCGATAATATTGAAGGTATACAATCATTAGGTGAAAAAAGTTTGTTGAAATATTTCCCAAATTTGTCGGAAAAATCCTGCACTATCGAAGAAATCCTTGATAATGCACGAAATATCCCGCAAGAAAAACCTATAAAAGTAATCTCTAATATTTTGACAGGTAAGACAAAAAGTGGTATACTTGGAGAACAATACTACCAAATAAACAAACTGATAGTGGACTTAAAAAATCCACTGATCACGGATGAGGGAAAACAACTTGTTGAATCCATTCATACCGAAGAATTAGATCCCACTGATAGAGGATATAAAAATTTGATGAAATACATGATGGAGGATGGACTATT